CAGTGGAACAAGTACTACATCTACAACGGCCGCGAGGGCTGGTTCCCGGCCCTCGACGACGCGCGCGCGCCTGGCGCTGAGGCCAACGAGATCCCGGGCATGGCGATGTCCACGGATACGTACTACGCGGAAGAGCACGCGCTCCAGATCGCGGTGACCGACGAAGAGAGGGAGAACGCGGACAGTCCGCTGAACCCCGACGTCGACGGTACCGAGATGATCACGTCCCGCGTGGCGCTCGGCAAGGAATTCCGCATCTACAACATCGCCAGCACAGCGACGAACTACAACTCGGCGCTGACGAACGACATGAGCGCCGGGAACCCGGGCTACGGGCCGCAGTGGGACCTGTCCGCGACGGCCACGCCGATCAAGGACATCCGGGTCGCGCAGCGGCTGATCCACGCCCAGTCGTTCATGCAGCCGAACATCGCCGTGTTCCCCTACAAGGTGATGTCGGCCCTCGAGGACAGCCAGGACCTGATCAACCGCATCCAGTACGTGGAGCGTGCGATCCTGACTCCTGACCTCGTCGAGAGCCTGCTCGGTCTGGATCAGGTCGTGGTGCCCGGCTTCGGCTACGCATCCAACAACCCCGGCCAGACCATCTCGCTGAACTACCTCTGGAACAAGGAAGTCGTGCTGGCGTACAACCCGCCACGGCCGGGCCTCAAGACGCCCGCGTACGGCTACGAGTTCGCCTGGGGCTTCGGCGGAGGCATGGGCATGGTCGTCGACCGGTGGCGTGAAGAGCGCCGGGCGTCGGACATCGTGCGGCTGCGCCAGCGCTACGACCTCAAGCTGGTCGGCCTGGACTCGAACTCGAAGTCGATCTGTGGCTTCCTGTTCACCAACGTCCTCAGCTCCGCGTTCGTCGGCTGATCGGAGGCAGTGACATGACCGAATGGGTCGCGTACGGCCAGCTCGGAGCCACCTCGCCCGGCGGAGACGTCAACCCTGACGACTTCGGTGGCGCGGACTCCGAGGACTTCCAGTACATGGTGACGCATGGCACCGTGGTCGAGAAGGGGAGCGCGGACGCACCGCCGCCTCCCAAGGACGACAAGTCCAAGGCCAAGGCTGAGGAGCCGAAGGACGAGGCCAAGGACGACGAGAAGGACAAGTCCGCTCCGGAGTCGGAGAAGGACAAGCCCGCTTCGGGGCCGGTGACGGGCACTGCCGCGCCTGCGCCGTCCACGTCGACCGGAGCGGGTCCGGGAGCAGCTCCCGCGGGTGGTCCGTCCAAGAAGCTGTAACCCGGAGAAGTCGAGGAAGGGAGGTTCGTCGTGACGCACATCGAAGTCGAAGATGCGCAGTCATTCCTGGAGGGCACTAAGGCGAACCTCTCTTCTCTCGACGACGTGCTCGAGAACGAGTTGTCAGTTTACGTTCTAGGGCGCCTGTCAGATGTCTACAGCGATCCTGCTACTGGTACTACTACGTGGATAGACTCCACTACGACGCCAGAGCTCGTCAAGATGATCATCGCCATGGAGTACGCGGGTTATTACTACAACCGTCAGTACTCCGAAGTCATCTCCGATGACAATGGCAAGAGCTACGGCGACATGTTGATCATGCGGGCCGAGACGATGCTAGCAGGAGTCATCTCCGGGTCGATCCTACTCGCCGAAGTCCCTACAGGGTCTCCGCTCAACGAGCCGGTGTTCTATCCCACTGACGCCAGTTCGACAAAGGAAGCGGTGTTCAACAACACTGACTGCAACGATTCTTCACTTGGGCCTCCGATGTTCTCAGTCGGGAAGGTCTTCTGATGGGCGAATTCAGCACTGCAGGACTAAGCCAGGGTACTGGCTTTCATGCTGAGTTCCTTCCTCCGATCAGTGTCATAGCAGGTCAGTTCGATATGCTCGGTCTTGACATCAGGTCATTCCGGGAGCCGTTGAAGCGTTCCATCCAGAAAGTGATTGCACCCAGCTTTGCACAGAACTTCCAAGTCGGAGGACGTCCTGAGGCATGGCAGCCGCTTTCAGCTGGAACCATTGCGAACAAGGAAGCGGCAGGTTCGGCGTACGCTCCTGAGCAGATCCTGATGAGATCGGGTTTGCTGTTCAAGACCATGCAGCAGTTGAACATATGGACTCTCACTTCCACGTCAGCTTCGATCGTAGAACTGCCAGACAAGATCGCATACGGCGAGGCACATCAGTTTGGTCTGGGTTTCAATCCTGTACGTGAGTTCGCAGTACTGCAGGAAGAAGACATGGACAAGATTGATGAAATCTTTGCTGACTGGATGGAAGAGCGAGCCCTTGCGAGGCTGACATTCTGATGCCTCTCACTGACAGCTCCGAAGTGATCGCAACCTACGTTACTGACTTGCTGATCGCCAACAAGGCAGGCTTCCCTACACCTGTAGAAGACGTCTGGTACGGCGATCAGATCCTCCTACCTCACACGCCTGCGCTTTGTGTGATGCCAGGTGTTAAGACAAGAGAGTACCAAGGTGCCTCGCTGAGGACCCTGAACACGATTGAGACTCTTGTCTTTGTCTACTTCGACAAGTTGATTGACGTGCAGGAGAACCTGCATGGCTGTTCTGCGTTGGCAGATGCAGTCGAGCTAATGATACAGACGAACAATGGCAGCGACAACACTCTCGGTGGGATCGTAACCTCTGTCCTGTGTCAACAGAACGAGCCAGGTACGACAGTAAAGCAGGGAGCACTGATGATGGCGGCTCGCCTGTCATTCCGCTCGACGTCCAAGACGATGTTGCTTCCCTAAGGAGGAGGTGTAAGTTGTCATACACGGTTACGTACAAGCCAGTAGAGGTAGATGGTGAGCCTCAGGGATCGCCTGAGGTTTACATCCACGGCCTTGGCACGTTCAAGGCAGGCGAACCGACCACGGTCTCCGACGAACAGGCAGGCCTCTTCCAGGCGATGAACTCCACGCAGGAGCACGAGATCGACAGCAAGACGGGTCTCATGACCGTCACAGGTTCGCCTGGGCCGTCGATCGAGGATGCCCTCGATAGCACGGGCATGTTCACTTGCGAGAAGGATGGCGCCAGGGCCAAGGCCAAGGACGACGAAGGAGACAAGGGCGACGAAGGCAACGAGGACGATGCTTCTCGGGTGCCTGCCACTCCTGCCACTCCCGCAACTCCTGCCACTCCTGCCACTCCTGAAGGGAGCGAAGCATGAGCGCGATCGGCATCGGCGCTGGTGGCATCATCGGCGTCGCGTTCGAGACCGTCATCGGTACCTATGTGGCTCCCACGAAGTTCATTCCGATTCTGTCGGAGACGCTGGAGCTCAAGGAGACGAACCAGTACAGGCGACCGATCAGACAGTCGGCCGCTCAGATCGGCGTCGTGCCTGGTGACTTCGACGTCGAGGGCACGATCACGATGGAGGCCACCGAGGACACTTGCCTCTACTTCACGGAGTGCAGTCGTGCTGTCGGAGTCAAGACAGGAACGACTCCGAACTGGGTCTACACCTACACGCCGACCTCGGTCGCAGTGCCTCCGCGTACGCTCTCGGTCACAGTCGTTCGTGATGGAGTCGTGTTCGGCTACACCGGCGTCAGTACCACGAAGCAGACGTTCTCGATCAACAACGACGTCATGCAGTACGACGTCGACGTGATCGGCCTGAACGAGGCAACGCAGTCCGCGCCGGGAGCGGCTACCTGGCCGACCTCCGTGCCCTACGGTCCTGGCACGTGGAACATCGGGATCCCGAACGGTACGCAGGTGTTCGACCTCGACACGTTCTCGTTCGAGATCGACGACGCCGGCGCTGCGCAGATGCGACTCAAGAGCGCACGTGGTGCTCAGTTCGTGTCGTACGGCGAGCGGTCCGTGCAGATGACCGCATCGCGTGACTTCATGGACAAGACCGACTACGGTCTCTTCGTGGCAGTCACTGGTCAGAAGGCCACAGTGGCTGCGACCAACGGGGCGAACAACAGCGTCCAGTTCGACATCTTCAACGCGATCAAGGATGTGTACCAGGTCAACCTGAGCGGTCAGGGCGACCTCGTGCGAGCGTCCATCACCTACCAGTCGACACTCGACAGCTCCGGCAACGAGTACGACATCATCTACAAGACCCAGGAAACGATCGTTCCGCACACCTGAGTCGAATCGCGGCACGGCACCGCACCAGAAGATAGAAACGGCAGAAGTCCAGAGGGAGGACCAAAATGCCAAGAGCCACAGTCTCAATGGAGCCGAAGAGGATTGACCTCAAGTCACTGCCTGGCGGCTGGATCGAACTCCGTCGTATGTCCTACGGAGAACGACTCCACCGCCAGGACTTGGCTATGGCCATGTCCATGGAAGCCGACTCCAAGACCAAGACGACGTCGCTCGACATCCAGGCGACGCAGACTGCGGTCGCCCAGTATGAGTTGGCAACGGCAGTTGTCGATCACAACCTGGAAGATGACACCGGACGCAAGCTCGACTTCCGCAACAAGACCGACTTCGCTAACCTCGATGGGCGGATCGGCGAGGAGATCGGCGACCACATCGACGAGATGCACGACTGGGATGCTGACCTCCCAAACTCCGCGTCGAGATCCATCGGGTCGTCTACGGCCTCGGATCTCGACGGGGCCAGGCCCAAGGAGACACCAGCAGCCGTCTGACCGCCGAAGCACTTGTCACACTGTGCAACCTGTGTGAGAAGTTCGGATGTCTACCAGGACCAGGGAGCTTGCTTGATCAAGACAGCTTCGTCATGGTGGGCTTCGATATGGTCTTGGACGAGCAGCACGCACTTGAACAGGAACTGCAACACAAGAAGTCGCTGAGTCAGAACAGGAGGAAGTAGATGCCTCTTGGCGTCAGGGAGGTCCTCCTAGTCGTCCGTGCGCAGAACTCTGCCACGAGTGTTCTGACAGGACTGGCGACAAGCTTCCGGAAGCTGAACCAGGCTCAACAAGAGGCAGCCAACGCAGCGATCAACCAGGGCAAGTCTCTGGTCGCTGTAGGAGTCGGTATCGCAGCCGTAGGTGCTGCCGGTCTTGACTTCATGAAGCATAACACGGCCGCTGCTTCGGCGTACAACAAACAAGTGGCGTACACCAAGACGCAGATGCAAGGCGTCAAGGCCACCCTGAATCAAGTCTCCAACGCAGGACTTCAGGTAGCTAAGTCTGTGCCTGTTGCCTTTGACGACATTCAGGGTGGCCTGTACGACATCTTCTCGTCCATGAACGTCAACATGAAGCAAGCCAAAGTCCTGTTGACGTCATTCTCCAAAGCTTCCGTTGCTGGTCAAGTAAGTTTGCAGGATGCCGATCGGGCCACTATCGGTATCATGAACGCTTACCACCTGAAGGCGACTCAGGTGAACAAGGTCAACGACGAGATGTTCCAGTTGGTCGCTAAAGGCGTTGGTACCTACGCTGACTTCGCCAACTCGATCGGTAGGGCTGTTCCTTCTGCAGCACGTGCAGGTGAGAACTTCAAACAGCTCGCCGGCATGATGGCGTTTTTGACCAGGAACGGATTGAGTGCATCCAACGCTGCGTCATCTGCTGGACGAGCGTTGGATGCTTTGGTCAAGACCAGTCCTCTACAGTTTGAACAGTTTGGCAAGACCATTGTCAGTACCCTAGGTCTGACTGGTGACGCGGCAAAGAAGTATGCCAACGCTCAGCTAGACATTGTGAGTAAGGCTGGTAACCTAAAGAACGTCACCACCATTATCAAGGATATGTCGAGTGCCATGAAGGGCTTGACCAACTTGCAGAGGTCAGAGGTACTGACACAGATCTTCAAAGGCACTGGTGGTACGATTCAGGCCATGCGGTTCTTGTCGCCGGCAACATCTACCGGAGGTTCGAAAGAGCTCAGTCAGCTGACGGAGGACATGAAGAAGTCTGGGGGCACTATGGAGAAAGCCTTCCAGATCATGCAGAACACACCGGCTGAAAAAATCGCCCAGCTGAAGAACGACTTCCAGGCGCTACAGGTTGAGCTCGGACAAGGTCTGCTCCCTGTACTAGGATTCATTGCTGCTTCGGTTGGTCGAGTGGTTAAGTTCTTTGCGGACATGAGCCCGCACACGTTGAAGTTGATTGGCATTATCGTTACTGTCACGTCTGCGCTCGTGTTCTTGACAGGTGTTGTGATTGCACTCACAGGTGCCTTTATCATCCTGGGCACCATCTTCGCAGGGGTGGAACTTCTAGGCGCACCTATCCTTGTCACAGTCGGATTGATCGTAGCGGCAGTCATTGCTCTGGCTGTCGCAGCCTTCTTCATCATCAAGTACTGGGGACCGATTACTACCTGGTTCCACAACTTGTGGTTCGACATATGGCACTGGATCGACAACGTCATGAACAACATCAAGCGTGACGTGAATAGTGCCTGGTCGACCATTATCAACGACCTCGTCAAGTTCGGCCACAATGTAGAACACATGTGGCATGACATTTGGCAAGTCATCATAACGGCCTTCAAGATCTACCTGACGATCCTCTTGCTTCCTTGGGTCGCACTCTGGTTGCTGTTCCGCGTGCCTCTCACTCTGTTCTGGAACTGGGTGAGGCCGTACATGAAGAACGTCTTCAACTGGATCCGAGATGGGTGGGACGCGCTCACTCAGGCTATGACTACTGGTTGGAGGAACTTCTGGGGTTGGGTTACCAGCTTCCTGAAGACAAGTTGGACCTTCATCAAGACCATCTTCAGGAATAGCTCCAACTCGGTCCAGAACGCGTGGAGTGCATTCTGGGGCGGACTGAAGTCGGCAGCCAAGGCTACCTGGGGCTGGATTGTCAACGGATGGGACACTCAGTTCTGGAACCCGATCAAGCAGAGCTTCAGGCGTGGCATTCAGATAGTCGGCAGCATTTGGAATGGCATCAAGGGTCCTCTTGCAGGTCCGGTGAACTGGGTAATTCGGTACATCTACGATGACGGTATTGCTAAGGTTTGGAACACAGCAGCCGGTATCGTAGGCGCTCCAAAGCTACCCAACATCCAGCCGTTGAAGTTCGCCAAGGGTGGTATTGTCAACAAGCCTACCCTAGGTGTGTTCGGTGAAGCAGGACCAGAAATGATCTTGCCACTGAACAACCCGAAGAGGATGATGGAGCTCCTCGGCAAGGTAATGCCAATGCATGCAAGTGGTGGCATCTTCGGAAGTATAGGAAGTGCCATTCATCACATTGGCGGGTGGATATCTTCGGGCGTTGCCGATCTTGGCAAGAAGGCACTCGGCCCTGTGGAAGCCTTGTTGAATAAGATCCCGGGGGCCAAAGTTGAGAAGACCCTGCTGATGGATGCAGGGCACAAGCTCATCACTGACGCGATCAGGAAGCTGACGGGTGAGAGTAACAAGTTCGGTGGCGGTGCTGGTAGGTACAAGGGTAAGATCAGCGGGGGCGTTGCTCAGTGGCGTCCACAGGTGCTGCAGGCGTTGAAGATGTTGGGTGAGCCCTCCAGTCTTGCCAACAACGTCCTTTACCAGATGATGACAGAGTCTGGTGGCAACCCGAACGCGATCAACCTGACCGACTCCAACGCGGCAGCCGGAGACCCGAGCCGTGGCTTGATGCAGACGATCATGTCCACGTTCGAAGCGTACGCTGGACCGTTCCGTAGTCGCTCAATCTACAACCCGTTGGCGAACATCTACGCGGCCATCAATTATGCGATCCACAGGTACGGGCGCTCGTTGATGAGCAACGGCATGGGCATTGGTTCAGGTCATGGGTACGCTGCAGGTGGTACCATACCTGCGGGTGCTATTGGTCTTGTTGGCGAAAGAGGACCTGAGCTAGTTGAGGCCGGCAGAGGTGGCGCCAAGGTCACATCGCATGCTAAGACTAAGGTGAAGCTGTCGAGCGAAGCAAGTACGGCGCTGACGTTGATCAACCAGTTCGTTTCCGGGTTGGTGGACACTCTGTCGAAGATCAAGACAGAGCAGAAGGATGCGATCAAGGAGATCGAGAAGTACTACACTGGGTCGCATGCGAAGTGGCGAGAGCAGCAGATCGACAGGCAGTCTAAGTCACTCGAGAGCATGGTAAATAGTCTGAGTAAGGTACAGGCTCAGATTGCGGCGGCCAAGAACTACCGAAGCAATCTGAGGTCGAGCCTGTCAGGCTATGCTGACCTGTCTACGATCACAGCTGGCACTACCGCAACGCTTGGTCCGAACGGGTCGATCACCACGACCAGTTCTATTCCTGGTCAGCTGCAGGCGAAGTTGAAGACACTTCGCCAGTTCGCTACCGCCTTGAAGGCGTTGAAGAAAGCTGGACTCGACAACTCGATGATCAGGCAGATCGTCGCAATGGGTCCTGATGATGGATTGGCATACGCGCAAGCTATCCTTCAGGGTGGCGGTGGGTTGATTAGTACCCTGAACGCGACCGAGAAGGCGATCAACAACACTGAAGGTCAGCTTGCCACAACGGCAACCAATATCTTGTACGACTCCGGCAAGCAAGCCGGTAAGGGGTTCCTGTCAGGCCTGAAGGCACAGCGTAAGGAACTCGACAAGGAGATGGCTCGTCTCGGCGACACGATAGGTAAGGAACTCGCTAAGTGGTTCCATGTGCCGAAGGGACGACTTCCTCACTTTGCTTCCGGTGGTTTCTTGCCAGCAGGTCAGTGGGGTATTGTCGGTGAGTACGGACCCGAGATGATCATGGGTGGATCTAGTGGTACTCGCGTCACTCCTGGTGGTAGGAGAGGGGCTACTCAGAACTTCTACATCTACACTCAGGAGATCAACCCACGGAAGCATGCAGCAGAACTAGGTTGGGAACTAGCCAGGAGGAGTGGTTGATATGCCACCACTCGCAATGACTGATTACACGTACGCATTCGGTGACAGCGGGTTTATCCTCAACACCGACAACGCGAGTACGTTCCCGTTCGTTGACATCACTGACATATCAGGTCTTGACAATGCTCCGATCAGGCAGAGCACTGACGAGCATGAAGGCATGGACGGTACCTACGTAGATGCCGACTTCATGTCAATGCGTACGATTGTCCTAACAGGCAACCTGTACACAGCGATCAACGATCCTGAGACTGTCTGCGACATCTTGAAGGCGCAGTATGGTCCTGGCAATGGGATCCAGCCGTTCTACTTCAAGAGCCCCAGCAAGAGTCTTCGCTTTGTCAATGCGCAGGGTGGTGGTGCTAAGTACGACCTAGACAACAACAGAGGTATGGGGATCACACCAATACAGTTGACACTGTTTGCTGGTGACCCGTACGTTTACGATTACCCAGCTAACATTGACACGGCCAACTTTGTCGTTCCTACTGGTATCGGTATCGGTTTCAACATGAGGTTCAACACTGGCTTCGGTGGAACTCTTACCCTGCCGGAAGTCGAAGTCACTAACTTTGGCAACAACACTGCCTACCCCTTGATTACCCTTAACGGACCACTTACTAACCCCGTCATTGTTGACTCTGCCAACGGCATATCCATGGCGCTCAGTATTACGTTGGCGTCGTCGGATACGCTAGTGATTGACTGTAGGAATAAGACGATAGTCCTGAACCAGATATCTAGTCGTAGGTCGTCGTACAACGGCATCCAGTTTCCTAGCGTCCCGCCAGGTACGTCAGATTCGTTCCTGTTGGCAGCGTCAGCGGGTTCAGGCAAGATATCGGTCGTGTTGTACAATACGTATTACTAAGTCCGGATTGGAGTAGTCATGGCACCAGTACAGCCAGCAGGTTGGTTGCAGAACAGGACTGACCATCCCGCTTCTATCTTCCGCCTGCAGATGGCTGCGTTGCTGACAGGTGCGATGACGGCGTCTGCAACGAGCCCTGGTGGTGGAGTTCACCCCTCGTTCGGCAACCACCTCAATGTCTCAGGCACTGGTGGCTTGAACGTTTCCGTCGACACTGGTGCTGTCTTCATGCCAGGGAGCACTGCATGGCAGGGTGCTTACTTCGGATACAACACAGCATCGTACACCGTTGCGATAGCGACTCCGTCAGGGTCGCAGTGGCGATCGGACTACATCTGTGCTCGCCAGCAGGATACGGTGTTTGGTGATGCAACGGACAACTGGGACATCGTTGACGTGGTCGGTACGAACTCGTCTTCTGCGCCTGGTGCTCTTCCGACGTTGCCGAACAACGCCGTGCCGCTGGCGATTATTCGAGTGACGCCTGGGATGACAGTCACTAGTGGTGCCGGTACGGTTGTCGACGCCAGAGTGTACGCTCCTCTGGCAGGTACGATCTACACGACCAGTGCTGCTCGGCCGTCGCTGTCTTGTCGCAACGGCACGATGTGGTACGAGAACGACACGAACCTGCTAGGTGTCATCGTCAACGGTGCCTACCAGTACATCCCGACGAACGCGAGCACGACACCTGCTGCCGGTCCTTGGACGCAGTTCAACCCGCTGAGCAACTCGTGGGCGGTGGCGTCACCATACACTGCTGCCTGGGTTCGGCAGTTGAACTATCCACCGAACTGTGTTCAGATAACGGCGAAGATGACTCCAGGCACAGTCACTGACGGAACCCTGGTCGGTACGTTGCCTTCAGGCTTCAGGCCGAACACGACGCAGATCATTCCGGTGGCAACCGACATCCTGAAGATCCCGTCAGGCTCCAACAACGAGGCGTCGCACTTCTTCATCAACTCGTCTGGTCAGGTTACCTGCAACGGTATTGGACTGACTGCGACCTACGTCGGTGTCAACGCAATCTTCCCCATGGACTCATTGTAATGGCAGCACAGTACACTTACCTAGCTACCGATCTTGTCACGAACAAGATCGTGGGTGAGTTGCCTGTCAACAACGTGTCTTTGGATGCCCAGCTGAACTCGGCAGGTAACATGACTGCTGGAGGCCACCTGGATGATCCCAGGATAGACAACGACGACTTCATCGCTAGGACAGAACCTGGACGTACTGCGTTTTGGGCCTACCGCGAGAACCAGATCGTCTGGGGCGGAATCATCTGGAGTCGTGAGTGGCAGTCGAATGGCAAGTCGCTTACGATCACAGGGCAGACGTTCGAGAGCTACGCCGCCAGACGGTACCCACGTAGTTGGCTAGGTACTGCAGTACTGAACCTAGACCAGGGGCAGTGCTCGATCATCGACGGTCTCTGGGCCGGCATGCAGAGTGTCACCAATGGCAACATAGGGGTGCTAGGCTACGGCATCTACTCACCCTCAGACGTTGTCAGGCAGCTGACAGTCAATGGCTGGGACCTGTCGCAATCGTTCGACGACTACATCCAGTCGATCCTGACCTTCAGTGATGGATGTGATTACACAATAACGTGGCAGACAGACACACATGGTCTGCCGATCAAGCAACTGGTGGTTCAGCCTAGGATCGGCAACCCTGTAGGCGTAACGGACTTGGTGGTTGATTACCCAGGTGCTGTAAGTGACTATGTCTACAACGAGAATGCGTCGAACGGTGCTAACCAGTGGTGGGCTGTTGGCGACGGAACAGATGCTGCAACGACAGTAGGAGTAGCTACCGACTCGGGTACGTTGGGCAGCGGCTGGCCGTTGCTAGAGAGTGTGAACAACTACAGTGGCGTAACGGACTCGACTACGATTAATAGCCATGCGTCATCAGACTTGCAGTCATTGCCGATGCCGCTCGTAACACACAACGCCGACATAGCAGGTCAAGGTTTCCCCCAGTTCGGTTCGTACGGCATGGGTGACTATGTTGTGGTCAACGTGATCGATCCTCGGTTCCCTGAAGGCAACCAGTTCGCAGTGCGAGCTATCGGGTGGACGATTCAGCCGCCGGATGAGGGTCAGGGAACAGAGACGGTAACGCTGGTGTTCGATGAAGCGACGGGTGGTGGTGGTAGCTAATGCCTAGGTATCGCTTCGCTAACCAGTTCGACATCATTCGTGACATCCAGGAGATGCAGAAGGACATTCGACGGCTGTTGGTTAAAGCAGGCATCGCCGGTGGAGGTTCGTTCTCTGGTCCCATCACTAGTATGGGTACGATGACGCTGAGTGGTTCTCCTCCCGTCATCGTACCTGGAGCTCCTGCTGGTGCCGTTCTTGTGTCAGATGCCTCTGGCAACCTGACCATGCAAGATGAGGTCATACCCTCTAGCGCAGTGCCTGCAGGAGCTCTTGCTGAGACCTGCCAGAGGGTGACTTGTTCCTCGTCGACCATTGCGATGCCGACAGGCTCGTTGATCATTAGCCAGATCACACTGGTTCAGGGTGTTCCCACTACGACCGGTCATTGGGTGTCAGGCACCACAGGATGCACGACAACTACTCACTGGTGGTACGTGCTGCTGGATAACACCCGAAAGGTTGTCGCGGTCACGGCAGACCAGACCTCGACGCATATTACGGCTAGCACAGACAACCCTGTCAACTGGGGGACGATTTACACTCCGACGTATACCGGCATCTTCTACCTCGGCGTGATGGTCGCTTGTTCTGGTACTGCACCAACGTCAGCGGGGAACGGTTCTGCCATCGGGACTTCAATACAAGCCGCACTGCCTGTGTCAGGTATTTCGAACACGACGCAGACTACCCCGCCTGCTCTAGGGACCACGATGAGTGCAATCGGCACTGCTACTCAGGTCCCCTACATGTACGCAGCGTAACGGCACAGAAGGGAACCGAAATGACGAACGCACAAGGACGGGACTACTCCAGCTTCCAGAAGCCTCTGACGGGCAGTAGCTTGAGTGGTCTGCACTTCGCCTTCACCAGGTTCAGTGACTGGTCACACTTCCCGACGATGGGGATCGACGTCAACGCCCTGCACAACTGGCAGATCATGAAGGAAGCAGGGATCCACAGGGGTGCCTACTGGTACTTCCAGCCAGCTCTGAACGCCAAGAAGCAGGCCGAGTACTTCTTCGCCCACCTGGACGCCGCTGGGATCCTGCCGGGTGACATGGTGGTGAACGACTCCGAGCTGTTGACCGCGACAGTGGGGGAGTCGACCCATGCCTTCAACGCCAGGATCGACGAGCTCGCGTCGGCAGCGAAGAAGCCCGTTATCAACATGATCTACACGAACGGCAACGTCGGTCAGCACATGACGGAGTCGTCAACCAAGTGGCCACTCTGGTTCGCTCACCCGGACTCGAACGAGTGGCCTTCGGGATCGCTCATCCACCCGTGGACCGAAGCCATGATCTGGCAGTATGGGACCGTTGCGGGAGTTGATGCAGATGAATTCAATGGCACGTCTGCTAACCTCGACGAGTGGATCAACAAGCAGGTGGCAAAGGTAGCGCCGGAAGGCCCCTTCCGCCACAAGGCAGATGGCAGCATGTCGCTCGAGGAGATCGCCGCATCTCGGCACACGACCGTCGACCACATCATGGCCGTGTCGATGAAGAGCACCGAGATG